GGGGTAATCAGGGTCGTGTAATCTGTTTCCTCATCCTCTTTTTTCTCTATTAAATCCTCAGATTGGACAAGATTTTCCTCTCCAACAGCGCTTTTCGCTAGAACTAACTGGCAGTTGGGGTTGGCTGGGCGGTCTACTAGCGACACTTCAACAATCTGCCCGTCAATAATACGCCCGTTGGCGGCTTTAGCGTCACGGGTAATACGAGGGTTCTTGATACCAATAGAAAAACCTTTCAATACCCCGTTCTCTACCTTCTTGACCGAGATGGGGTCTACAACTAGCGCGCGGATAAAGTGTTCAGCGCCTTTTGCTTCATACTCTTTAGCAACGCCAGCGGCGATGTTTGAGTGCTGTTCTCTGATGTTGCCGCCGGTCTTAAACCAAGCCGGCATCGCGCGGTCTAACCAAGCCGCGTCACAAATCTGTTGGTCAATATCAACCGAGTCATCTGTTGCTTTACCAAACACCATAAGAGTGCCGTCAGGATTTCGGTCAGCCTTTTGTATCTCAAAAAAAGCCGTTGTTAAATCGCTCATTGTTGCTTTCTCCTTGCTCTCTTGTTGTCTGATAATTCCTCTTGCCCACGACCACCCAGCGTCACCGCCCCATAATAGCCAAGCGATGTAGCCTGCCGAGTCTTTTCCCCAACCTTCGCCTTTTTTATCTACCTCATGTCGCGCAAAAAAAGAGTTCATGCGCTTGATGGTTGATAAAGATAGGCCTGAGCCATTCATCAAGTCGCGCGCTCTCGCTACGCCTACTTCTGTTCCGCCTCTATTATATTTTCTCCGCAATTCTAAGCCGCGCTTGGCGTTGTTTCTAACCGCTTGGGGCGGAACAAATGAGTCAGGCATTATTCCTCCACCCACTCAAATTGTAATTTATCCCAGATGTCGTCATCAGGCATGCTTACTTTATCAGTTTTGTCGCTTTCGGGTTTTACAAAGTAAGGCAAGCAATCTCCTTGGGTGTGGGAGATAAACGAGTAGAAAGGGATTTTGTCGCCGTTAGGCAGAGTCAATACAGTTTTCTCGTCAAGTTTGCCTGAGTAAGAGATTTTCCCCCAAGGCGTTTCAACGCTGGTTTTATTTGAAGACAACTGAAATCCCCTTTGCTTTGAGTTTATCTACGATGGCTCTGCCCTCATAATAGTCGGGTAGGGTCACAAACGCTATGTCGCCAAGTTTGACGCCTCCGTGTATCTGCGCTTCCCAATAAGTTTGTGATTGTTTGAATTGTTTGGAAATCAGGTCAACATCTGCGCCGTCAACCGCTAGAGCGTATAACTTGCCTGTGCTATTAGTCGGTGAGGCTTGAACCAAAGCGTTACGCGTGACATTTCCTGAAAGCACATCTTTGATAGACACAGGATTTTGTTCGGCGAAAGAGTCGCCAAGAGTCATGGTTGTGCGACCTTTGACCGTTTTTTTTAGGGTCACCTCTATTTCGCCGTACATAGTTGCGTCACCGCTAAGGCTTCCGTAAATAGGGCGCTCAATGGGTTTGACTGCCCTTGGTATTCCCATTGAGTCAGTTTCAATGGTCATTCTTCGCTCCATGTATTCCCCATAAACGGGGGGGTTTTCAAAAGCAGATTTGAAACGCCCGTCATCTAAAACTTTTTCCAGAGATGACTCGTTAATGTTAATGCGTAAAGGTTTTTCAGCGACTTCTGAATACGCTTCTCCTAAAAGTTCCTCTGCTAGCGCTCTTTTATCTGGAGACAAACTTGAGTAGGTGTCGTCAAAGTCGCTCCTCATTTCTGTCGGTCTGAGTGAATATGGCATTGTTTCAGCGCCCGTTGTAGGCGTCATTACATCTCGCACTCCCAATTCGTTTGTTTCGTATTCCGGTAGAACCGGAAGCAACGCGCAACGACAATTAGGGTGCGCTGGAGGTTGTTGAGCGCCTGAGTTAAATGTTCCGCCTATCTCTACGACCTGACCAGAGTTCTGCGCGCACTCAGGGCAAGGGTCGCTCACGGCCCACTCCATTTTTTCTAAGCCAGCCTCACGATAAGTTTTCATAGCACCAAGAGAAACAGCGCGGTTTGTTTCGGTTATGGCGATTGTTAGAGCGCGGGCAGGGTCGCCTATCGCGTCATTGATTAGTTTTGCCGCGTTGGTATCTCCCAAGCCAAGCCGGATAGACCGACTCAAAGCAGTTCCCACGCGGTCATAGCCTGTCTTGTCTAATCCTCGTATTGCTACGCCTGAACGCGACAAAAGAGATTGAAAAGCCTTTGGCGGTGTGATTAGTAGGGCTGAGGCGCGGTCACCTGGTTTCCAATTAGCCCAATCCACTCCTGTTTCCGGCGCTTTTTTTGCTTCTCGCGCCTGTCTTAGCGCTTCATTGGCGCTATCCTCTCCCAATACAAACGCTTCAGCCCATAGATACATCAGCGCGTTTATTACCGCTTGATTATTTGGAAGCATATTTATCATCGCCCATGCGCGCGCGCGAGCATTATCTTGCGCTTCATTATCTGTCGTGAGCGGGTCTGACTCTCTGTACAACTGAAAGAGCCGCTTGGCGTCAATACTTTGCCGTAGCGCTGCGCGAAGTTTGACCGCCGCTCTAGCCGCTATGCGCCCATCAACCTCATGAGCGCCCCAAATCATGTTAGATACGCCTTGGCGAGCGCTTTGGCTGTTTCTAAATCTCCGTCAAAAGCGCATTTGTTAAGAGCGTCAGCAACAATAGGTTCTAGGTGCGTAAACTCAAAAAGTCTAGCGCGCTTACCTTTGTGCGCCCACTTCATAAATGCTTTTACTTCACGGGCTACCTCTGCTGTTATTTCCTCTTCACTTTCACCTGTTGGTTCTTGCTCTGGCTCAGCGTTCTCTGTATCTGGCGTTGTCGGTTCTATCGGTTTGGCTTGACTTCCTGCTAGAGCAGGTGCGCTCGCAACATCAGCCGCATTGATTATTCCGTCAGGGCTAAATAAGAACATACCTGCCGCGCTAATAAGTATCGGCATGTCGGCTTGAGGTGTATCTAACAGAGGCAAGCCCATTTCAGACCGGCGCTCGTTGATAGTCTTTCCGCCGCTCGTCACTTCAATTTGAGCCTTGCGCGCATTTTCTTCATTATCCATGCGCTTGCTAGTCAGCAACCTAAACTCTAATTCACGAGGCATACCAAGATAGGTGTAGGAAAGGTGAGTCATCATCTTGCTCAACCAATTTACTAGCGGTTGCGCTCCTAGCGCTTCAGCAGTGCTTGACCTACCTTCTTCATATCCAGCGCCGCCCAATCCACCTTTCGGAGCAAATCCAATTTCGCTAGGTTGAACGCCAAAGTGTCCGCAGATGCTAGTAATTAAATAATCGTCAAGTGTATCTTTGAACTTTTCGCCATAGCCCTCGTATGTTGAGGGTTTTAATCCTTGCGGGAGAATACGAGCGCGCTTGCGTTGTTCTGTTTGCCCTGCTAGTTGGTCATTCAATATGTTTTCATAAGCCAATAACTGGTCAGGCGACCAATCGCCCTGCGACTCAAACATAAGTTCAGGTAGAACGCCGTCAGTGTATTCCGCTCTTATCCATTGTTGGCGGCGCAGATAAATGTCTGCTAAAGGTAAGGCGCGTTCCACAGGGCTAAATCCGTAAGTTGAAATGCTACGGCGGTTGCGCACCATATACGCTAAATCGTCACAAGTGAATTCGCCGTCTGCCTTTGGGTCATCATCGTTAGCAGTGAATTCAGCGCGAGGAAACCCGTAAAGTATTTGTTGGAACGCTACATTTGGCGGAGCAGGTCGCATACCTCTGTCGTCCAAGAGCGGTTTTATAGTTGAGCCGTCTAAAATCTGAAACCCGTATAAATCTCCACCGACAGTTGATTGAGGCCAAACAGCCCAAGCGTCAATTACTAGGATTTCCTCCAGAGCAATCATCAACCAATCCGAGAAAGTCAGGCCGTTGCTTCTGTCGGGGTTCTCCCAAAATGTTCTTAGTCGCGTAATTTCATCGGTGAACTTTTCTCTTGCCTTAGCCATAGCGCGAACATGGTCGCCTCC